GTGGTGGGGGCGGCGGTGGTGCTGTTCCTGTCATTTTGGCCAGCCAGCATTACAACGTTTATCGCGTGCCCGACAGCGGCGGCAATGGCGCATCCGCTGACGGTCCGACGCAAAATGCGCATCCGACGCTTCAAATTAAAATGGAAGCGCAAGCAACAATTACCGTTCCGGTTTCCGGATGGTATGAAATTCAGCTGCAAATGCAGAACGGCAAAGATATGACGGCCGGTTATTGGCTTAATAATGGTATTAGCAAATTCCCAGAAGTTGTCGGTGTTTCGACCGTTGCGCAGACCCGGATGGCGTCAGCTTGCGGTAACATTACGTTCTACGCACGCTGCGAGAAGGCGACTGCCTACCGCATTTGCCTGTCCACCTACGGTGGCACATTTGAGGGGCGTGCCGCTAATTTAACTGTCCGAATGATCGCACCTGTCTAATATGGCTACAATTAATCCACCTGCCGGAAATGCTTCCGCCGTTCAAACGCTCCGCGATGCGGTCCGCTCGAATGAAGAAATTCATTTGGCGCGGGGCACGTGGATTATTGACGATCAAATTGATATGGCGGGAATTTGCGGGAAAATCACCGCTGACGCGGAGGCCGTTATTCGGCTTCCGCAGAATACCAAACGGGAAGGTTTCCTGCTGCGGAACCTTTCCAAACCGTTAGTGTTTGAGCCGAAAAAGGTGGTTTCGGAAACCACATTCAAGGGGCAGGAAGCGCCGTTTTACATCATCAATCAGGGAGACGTGACGATTCGCGGCGCTGACATTTCCGGCATCCAATACGGCCACGCAATTAGCGTCCGAAACACTAAAGACGGCAACGAATGTAAATTCGTCACTATTGCTAACTGTAAAATTCAGGCGCGGCAGGTTGACGAACGGGTCAACGCGGACGAACGCACAACGGCCATTGCCGTTAACGGTACGCTGGAATTCGAGACAGGTTATTCGTCACCGAACCGCCAATACGTTGCGCTACACAAGCCGCCGCGTGTGGTTAAACCGATCAGTTACCCAATCATTACCGGCAACGATATCACCGGTGGATATTACGCCATCGAATTATCAGGTGTACACGGTAGTCACATCACGTATAACTGGATGAAAACGAATACACGCGGACTTTCGATGCAAAATAGTTCCGCATCGAATCAAGTGCGTTACAACAATGTCATAGACAATATTTCGGCGGCTATTCATTGCGCATACGGTGCTGCCGGAAACATCATTGAGTTTAACAATATTGAAACCGGCCGCGCAGAAGGCGAAGGGTTGTTACAAGCGTACGTTGGTAGCACTGGCAATATTTTCCGGGGCAATCGTGTATCGTGCAATATTGAAGGTGATACGCGACCCAAATACATGATGTATTGCGCAGTTGATTCGGGGTCTAATGTTTTTGAGGCCAATTACCTTAACGGGTCGGCCAAAAACGCATTGATCGGGGTTGAATCCGATTGGTCAAACAGTATCAATCTGGCGTATCATCGGAGCTACCGCGCGAGCAACGACGATAACAATATGGCCGGCGACCACATGCGGGCCGTGTCTATTTGCCGTAATGTTTTCCGCGACGGCACGCCGGGCCGGGCAATCTTGCTTAGTTCGGTCAATGGTAAAAAACTTTCGGATATTTACTGCTATGGTAACGTGATTCCTTCCGTATTAACTAATGAGTTTATCGGTAAAGAAAATATCTCGCAAGTTTTCAACGTTCAGGGATTTTAAATGAAAGATCAAATCATCCAAGCAATTAAAAACGCCACGCTGGAAGCGCCTATCTGGGACGATGACGGACGGATCAGCGTTGACTACGTGCAAACCTACGTGACGACGGGTAAGGTCACGCGCAAGGCCATCGAGGAAGCAGCGCCGCGTTTCACCCGCGACGTGCTGGCGCAGCATCTTGCATCGCTGTCGCCGCGCACGTCCGAGGTTCCGGAATCACCCGAGGAAATGCCCGATACCGATATCGATGATCATTCGGTCAACGTGCAAGCATATCTGCGGCAACGTATTAAATCGTCCGAGGATGAAGCAAAATACATTGCAGAATTGGCCGAAAAGGGTATCGACATTAACCGTATTGCGCGCATTGTCGCGGGCATCATCGGACGGGCGCAATGAGTTTCGTTGTTGAGGACGGACACGGTATTTCGGACGCTAACAGTTATGTGACCGTCCGATTTGCCGACGACTTTTTGGCGTACCGGACCGATTTTAATTGGACCACTCGCACGACGGAACAAAAGCAAGCGGCGCTGGTGCAAGCGACTGCCTACGTTGACGCGCGCTGTGGTCGCTTGTTCGCGGGACGGGTCGCCACACCTACGCAATCGCTGGCATGGCCGCGTTCGGGCGCGGGCTATGACAATACCCTGCCCGTCGTGCTGAAACGCGCCGTGGCCCTGTATGCGGCCTACGCGGCCGTGTCTCCGCTGGCACCGGCACCGGCAACGTCGGGAGGCCTTGCACAAGGTGTTGTCACCGAAAAGACGGTAGGCCCAATCTCGAAAAAGTTTGCCGCCGTAACAAAAGGGTATGGCTCGCAAGTTGAGCAATGGCGAATGCTTCCGGAACCGGACGCATTGATTAATCAACTAATCAGCGGTATCAACGCTGGAAACCGGTGCTATAGATAATGTCATCGTTTGGGTATGAAGAATTCGAGGCGCTCGCTAAGGAAATGATCGCCGAAACCGGGCGCATGGTCGATTTTGTCAAACTGGAATCGGCCGCCGCTGACCCGGAAAAACCATGGCTTGGCCCGGGCCAACCAACGATTGCGCAGATTACCCGGTGCCCCGCGACGTTCGTTCCGGCGGGTTCCGGCGGCTGGGGAACGAATGTGGTTACCGAAGAGATGCTTAAGCGCACAAACATGATTTGCATCACAGCATCGGCGTTTGCGCTACCGTCGCGCGTTGACCGTATCGACGATGGCGGAACGTCATATGGTATTGAATGGCGGCAGACATTGCGTCCCGCCGAAAATGCAATCGTTGAATTGTTCGGGGTTAAACGATGAAATACGTGCAAGCACGCGACGTATTGTACAAAGCAGTCAATACGATTGCCACACAAGTCGGAACGCGCGTCATTTGGGATCATTTGGCGTCGTCGGTTCCGGGGGAAATGATTCCGTGGATTCGCCCGTCAATCATTCACACTGACGGGCGGCAAGCGTCCCTATCGTGCTATGCCGGTACTATGCGGTATGATCGGACGGGCCTGCTTGTCATTCAAGTATTTGTACCGGCTGGCGGACAATCTGGCGCGGCATACGAAACGGCTCAATATTTCATCGATGGTTTGCAAGCGTTTCGGCATGATACCGTTTGGCTGCGAAACATCAAAATGACTGACGTAGGGATTGATGGTGCTTTCTCACACGTCAACGTATCGGCAAACTTTAGATTTGATCAGGTGCAATAATGGCAGACTGCAAAACATACGTATTGGATTCTAACGCGACGGGTTTACGATACACCGTCGAAAAATGCCCGGGCGAATTGGAAACGACGCCAGTTTGGTACGCCGGCGAACCAAATAGCTATTCTGATTTTGGTGCTAAACTGACGACGCAAACGCGGAACGTCATTTCCGAATCGTCGCAATTACAAAAAGGGGTCATTACCGATCTTGAAGCATCGTGCGGCTTTAATCAGGATTTGACGCATGACAATTTCCAGCGGCTCGCGCTCGGATTCTTCCGGACCAACGGTCGCACGAAACCCGGTAGCAGCCGCCCGGATATGTCTCAAATTAATCTGCGCTCGATTACCGCCACTGAAATTACGTTCGCCGGCACGGTCGCAGATATCAAAGTCGGGCACCTGATTCATGTCGAAGACGGCGCGAACGATGACCGTGGCCCGTTCGTTGTGACTGGTGTCAACACGGCCGGTGGTGTGACGACAGTAACTACAGGTGGTCTAAACCCTGTTGCCAGCCCAACGGCTGACGCGCGGGTGTCTGTCGTCGGAATCTTCTTCGCTCCCGGTACGACTAAATTAATGTATAACACGGAAAACGGCGCGTCCCAAATTTTCCGTAAAAGCGGCACAGAAAACTTTTCAGCACTCGGTTTAACAGAAGGCGAATGGGTTTATGTCGGCGGCGACAATGAATCGAACCGCTATAAAGTACACGGATTCGCGCGCATTGATAAAGTCTACAATAACGCATTGCGTTTTGATAAAATCTCGTGGGTTAAAACCGAACACGAAGATGCAACCGTAGATAGTAAAACTATTTATCTGTTTTGGGCGGATTACATCGTTAACGAGAAAAACCCCGCGAAAGTCGTTAAACGTACTTATCAATTCGAGCGTTCGCTCGGAAAAGACGCTGACGGCTCGATGTATGAATACATCATCGGTGCGGTGCCTAATGAAGCGAAAATCTCAATTGCACAGGCCGATAAAGTCAACATCGACATGTCGTTTACTGCGCAAGATGCCGAATATGTGAACGGAAAGCAAACGCGCAAGCCCGGAACGCAAGGTGTCATTAAAGCCGGCGACACGTATAACACGTCATCGGATATGACGCGTATTAAATTAGCACTTGTCGATAACAAGACTGACAATATCAAACCGTTGTTTGCGTTTGCGACGACGCTTGATATTTCGATCAAAAACAATACGTCGCCGGCCAAAGCAATCGGTAAAATTGGCGCTATCGACAGCGTGTATGGTTCCTTTGAGGTGGGCGGTTCGGGCACGTTTTATTTCGCTGACGTTGAAGCAACCCGGGCCGTGCGCAACAATGCAACCGTCACGCTGGATGTGGTGATGACCAAAGCGCAAAAGGGCGTCGTCATTGACATTCCGGAATTGACTTTAGGTGACGGCAAAATTACCATTGAGAAGGACCAACCGATTACGGTTCCGCTGGAATTCAACGCTTTTGAATCAAAATTCGGCAGTACGGCAAGTATTTCTTTCTTCCGTTATCTGCCCAAAATCGCACGGAGTTAATAAATGAACCTGTTTAAACAATTCGCAACCGATCCGCAAGCCGAAAAAGAAGGCGTCCGTTTTGAAATTGGCGTGAATAGCCAAGGTGAAACCATCGCTTTCCAAATCGCGCGTGCTGGCGGCCAGAATGTCCGGTACGCCAAAGCAATTGAAGCCAAAACCAAACCGTACCGGATGCAGATTCAAGCCGGCACGATTGACCCTGAAATTGCCGCGCGCCTCATGCGCGAGGTGTTTGCGGAGAGTGTGGTTATCGGCTGGGAAGGTGTCGAAGATGAAGATGGTAAGCTACTGACGTACTCGCCCGAGGCCGCCGCAACGCTGTTTGAGCAACTGCCGGAGCTGTATGCGCTGCTTCAAGAACAAGCCCAAAATGTCGCGCTGTATCGCAAGGAAGTGTTGGATAACGTTGCAAAAAACTGATTGAGGCCCTAATCTTTTCTCTGCGACACGGCGAGCACTATGACACCATCGTCAGACAGTGCGCGCTAAATCATATGGAATTGCCGCCGCAATTCAAAAATGCGCCCGCTATACAATTCGGCAACGAATTATATCAGCGGGCGTTTTTGGATCTATCGTCGTGTCGGCAAATCGCAGAGTATGGGGAGGGGCCGATTAGCTGGAAACTGATACACGAATGGTGCGACCGTTATAACATCGATCCGGATACGCGAGAAGATTTACAGTATGTCATCCCGCGGGTTGACGCTAAATATCTGGAATTTCGTAACAAGCAAATAGCGGACCAATTGAAGAAATGAACCTAAACCAATTCGGCGACAAAATAAAACGTATCGCGGTAGACGTGCCGAAAAATGCCGATGAGATTGTCCGGAAAGTTGCGCTTGCTGCCGATCAGACTATCGTCATGGCGACGCCCGTTGATACCGGCCGCGCACGCGCCAATTGGCAGGCCGGCATAGGCAGCGCGCCAGCCGGAACGGTAGAATACTCGGGCGGCGGCTCGGGTGCGGCAGGGTACGCAATCGGGGCAGCTCAGAATGTGGTTACCGCATACAAGGGTCAGCCGGGCGGGATTTGGCTTGTAAATAATCTACCGTATATTCAGCGCCTAAATGAAGGTTGGTCAGCACAAGCACCGGCAAAATTCGTTGAGCAAGCAATCGATACGGCAGTAACGGCAATTCGAGATAGTAAGGTGATTAAATGACGACTGAAAATATCCAGATTCATATATCCGAAACTGGCGCGCGCACTGTCTCGAAAAATATCGAGGGAATCGGCACAAGCGCAAAGACTGCCAGCGATGCCGTCGAATTTCTGAAAGGTGCCATGCAAAAAGCATTCGCAGCCGGGGCACTAGCAGCACTGACACGGTATGCTAATTCGTGGCAGTCGATTAGCACGCAAATCAAATTAGCAACCAAATCACAAGAGGAAGCCGCCGCCGTTCAGGAAAAATTGGTGTCGCTGGCCAAGCGCACCGGCTCCGACTTGGAATCGACGGTCGGGCTCTATACGAACATCGCCCGTGCTGCCGGTGAAATGGGCAAGTCGCAAAATGAATTGATCAAATTCACCGAAAATATGAATAAGGTATTGTCTTATTCTAACGTTTCGGCAAGCGACGCCAAAAACGCGCTAACACAATTAGGGCAAGCGCTTGGAGGCGGGACTATCCGCGCGCAAGAATTTAACTCAATCCTGTCGGCAACACCGGCCGTTATGCAAATCGTTGCCAAAAACATTTCCGGCGTTGACGGCTCGATAGCCAAACTGCGAGAAAAAATGAACGCCGGTAATTTGTCGGCTAAAGAATTCTTTGAAGCATTCCAGAAAGGCGGTAAAGATATCGATGAAGCGTTTAGCAAAACGCCAAACACCATCGGAAATGCAATTAGTCGGCTAAATACCAATCTAACGGAATTCATCGGTAAAATTGCAGAATCCAGCGGAATTCTAACCGCTATGGCTAACGCAATTGATTTTGTATCGAATAATTTAACCGTGCTATCTGCTGCACTGGCCGTCGTCGGCGCGCGGGTTGCAGTTGCGTTCGGGCCGGCCGCCATTGCAGCGATACGCGGCTACTGGGCAGCGCTAATGGCGCATCCGTTCGTTTTGCTGGCAACAGCAATTGCTGCTGCAATTGGTTATGTAATTCAAATTAAGGACCAAATTAAAATTTTCTCGGGCGGGGTTGCCACACTGGGCGACGTTTTCGACGTGCTGGCCGACCGGATGCGCGCTGCGCTGTCGTCAGCGGCTCAATGGTTCGTCGATTTGGCAAACTCTGCCCGCGCTAGCCTGTCGGCCGTGACGGGCTTTTTCGAGCCGGTAGCCAGCGCATTCCGTGCCGCGTTCGGCGATCTTGATATGTCCTTTGCCGGGATAGCGCAAGGCTTCGGGCGCGCGCTCGATATGATGACTGCGACGGTGCGTAGCATCGGTCCGCGAATCTCGCACGCGCTGGAAAACATTCCGGCTGCTTTTGAATTAGCGTTCAAATCGGCAGTAAATAGCTATCTGTCATATTTAGAGACGATGGCTAATGCGGCCGCGTCCGTCGTTAACAAAATTAGTCGCGCCGTCGGCGGTAGTGATTTGCTTGGTGTCGCAAAACTTCCGCGCCTGAATATCTCACAGGAAGCGCAGAAGTTCGCGGATGATCAGAAAGCAATCTGGCAGAAAGCTTATGCTGATTTGAAGAATTCCGGCGCTGAAAAATGGGTTATCGACACGCTGCAAGCCATCGAGAAGAAAGCCGCAGCGCGCCGCAAGACTACCGCGAACCTTGATGCCGTCCCGGCCGCTGCCGCGCTGTCTGCCGCATCGTCGTCCGCCAAAGCGGGGAGCGCCAAAGCGCAACGTGACGAATTCGCGGATTTAGTCAGTCAAATCGATTCCGTCGGCGCAGCGTCGCGTCGGTTTGCGGCCGCGCAGCAGGTATTAGACGATGCGTTTTCCGCTGGCAAAATTAAAAACGTTCAGGAATATCAACGTTATTTCGGCCTTCTGCGCCAACAATATCAGGATGCGATCAATCCGGTCGGCGCATACCTGAATCAAATCCGCGATGAAATGGATTTGCTCAAATTATCATCTGCCGAACGGGATGCGCAGCGCACATCGATGCAGGCCGTCAATCAATTGCGCAAACAGGGTGTCGAAGTTTCGATTAGCGAGCAAGCGGCAATCAAGGAAGCGATTACCACACTAAAGCGCGAGACCGAAGCGATTCAAGCGCAAGATGAAATGCGCAAGAATTCGATAGCGCGGCAAGAGGAAGAGTTTCGGAAAAAACTGCAATACGCGCGCACGCTGCGCGAGCTGTCAGCCGGCGACCGCGACCGTATGGGGTTGGACGCGCTCGGTCAAATGGGTATCGATACGTCATCGCTCGCGCAAACTCAGCGCGTGCAACTGGAAAACATCGAGCTTTATTACGCGCGAATCAAAGAATTAGAAGCTTCGCGCATGATTGACGAACAAACGGCAGCACAAGCGCGCGTCCAATTATCGATGCAAGAATTCCGCGCTCGAAACGCGGCATTTAACGCGTTCCTGTCGGACGCTTCGACGTTACAGCAGTCGCATAGCAAGGGACTGGCCCGCATCGGCCGTGCTGCGGCCATTAGCCAAGCCATCATGAATACCTATGAAGGCGCAACCAAGGCGCTAGCCATGGGCGGTCCGTACCTTGGGCCGTTGTGGGCCGCTACCGTTGTCGCGGCCGGTATGACTCACGTTGCGCAGATTCGCAGCCAGCAGACGGCCGGTTTCTTCACCGGCGGTAGCTTTACCGTCGGCGGCGCGGGTGGCCCCGACAGTCAAATGGTGGCGTTCCGGGCCACACCGGGCGAGCGTGTGAATGTGGCGACCCCGACGCAAGTGCGCAAGGGTCAGCAAAATCAGCCGCAAAACGATTCGCAGCCGAATAACACAGCAGTCAAAATTGTTAACGTGCTAGATAAATCCGTCGTCGGCGACTTTCTAAAAACTGACGAAGGGGAAAAACTCATCGTCAACATTATTCAACGCAATAAATCGGCGGTGGCGTAATGGCTAGTATTTTTTGGGTAACGGTTCCGAACAAGGAATACGAATATAAATTGCAGTGGAAAACCGATGTGCTGAAAGGCTATTCGGGTGAACAACGTGTGCAATTGCGGAAAAACCCGCGTCAGTATTTTAATTTCAAGTATGAAATGACATACGATGAATATCGTAGCACTGCGCTCGCCATTGCAAACAACCCGGCGCAGCAAGTAGTCATGGCCGACTGGACCCAATTTGATGCGGGGTTGTTTGGGCTGCCCGACGCTATTTATCGCACCATTAGAAATTTTCGGCAGGGACAATCTGTCGTCGTTCACCCCGCGATCCCCGGCGACTTCGCGCCGTTTTTAGCTGATATTCAATCGGTGGAATACGATCCGGTATTCGGCAAATTTTTACGAGTGCCGAATAATGACGCTCACCGTAGGCAAAAGCCATGTTTGGTTGCGCCACAATGGACCGGACGGCTTTCATCGGGTATCCAATTTGATTTGTCGCATAACGAATTCGTCAACGCATCGTGTGAATGGATCGGCGATGATCCGCCGCCCATTTGGCCACTGGGGCTGCATTATCAAATGATCGGTCCGGACCCGGTATTGCAGCATTACCACACTTCGGACGACGGCGCGCAGCATTCCTATATGCGGGAAGTTGATTCGCTGGATAACGAGATAGCGAGCCCGTATTTCCGCCCGCGCTATTCATTCAAACAGTCGCGCTATTCGTTCACGATTCGCGTAAAAGTTGGGTATGAATTGGAAAAACTGTTAGGTTTCGTACATTATTTGCGAGGACGGCTTAAACCATTTTGGTTACCGCTTTGGGGTAAAAACATTAAAGTGATTGCCGATATAAAAGCGAATACCAATACGATCAAATGCGAGCGTATTTATTGGGGGGATCGGTTTGCTAATAATCGGATTTGCATTTGGGTAAAGGATGGTTGCGGTTACAAATACAAATTCGTTGAAGCGGCGTCAGTTTCCGACACGGCAGACGGCAAATCCAATCTAACGACGACTACCACAATTGCGACGGATACCGCGTTGTCTGATATCATAATGACAGCGTTTATGGAATACGTTCGTTTAGACAGTGACGAAGTTACCGTCAAATTCGATGGCAACGGAAACGCATCTATTAATTTCATCGCAATTTCAATCCCGATTCAGGCATAAAATGAGTTATCAACAATACGAAAATAGCACGCACGACGGCGCCCCGTTTGAAATATATACGTTTCGATATGGGAATACCACATTGCACTACACGTCATCGGACGATAAGGGTTTTACCGTCGGAACTGCTAAGGTAATTTCGTTGCCGATTGAGCGTTCGGCTGTCACGAATACTACCGACAGCATCAAAAGCAACATGACAATTAGTTTACCGTCTAACGATGAGTTTGCGCGTAAACTAGTGACTGTCGGTTTGGAATATCCCGTTAGCGTGCGAATTAATCGGGTTCACCGAAACGATAACGAATACGAGAACATCACCATTTGGCGCGGTCGCGTTGTTGGCGCAGCACTCGCCAACGAACGCATAGAGCTGCAATGCGAATCCATTTTTACGTCGGTGCAGCGGCAGGGATTGTCGCAGCAATATAACCTGTCGTGCCGGCACGCTTTGTACGGTCGGCAGTGTCGCGTTAACCGTGCGGAGTTTTTCAAAGAATTGCGTATTACTGGCTTCGATTCTATCAGCGTTTCACATGAGGGTATGGACGGCTGGCATTACAACCCTGTCGGCGGATATGTGGTTATCAACGGTGAAATTAAGCGTTCGATTGTTGGCGCCACGAATACGCTTATTCATTTTGACCCACCATACAAGGATGATACAATCCGATCAGCCACTATCTATGCGGGTTGTGACAAAACGATTGAGACGTGCCAACGTCATTTCCACAACACGGATAATTTCGGTGGATTCCCATATATCCCGATTAAAAATCCTTTCGAGGGCGCCTTATAATGTGGTTACAGATTGCGTTTTTTGTCGCGTCGTTACTTATTTCGGCCAAACAACGTCCGAAAATTCCTAACCCGCGCCAACGTCCGACAGGTATTCAGGAATTCCAAAAACCCACAAGCGAAAGCGGTCGGGAAATTCCCATTCTGTTTGGAACCAAACGAATCAAATCACCTAACGTTTTATGGTTCGGTGATTCGTCAGCGCAACCCGGCAACGGCACCGATGGTGTGGTTTTCTACTGGGCAGGCCTGCACCTTGGATTGTGCGCCGGGCCGATTGATGATCTTCTGCAAATTGATTTTGCCAACAAAACACTATGGAACTGGGGTGAAACTGGTGCGTCGTTAAAAGAAACGGGCCATTATGTTGATTTAAACAAACCTGAATTATTAGGTGGCGTTCAAAAAGACGGCGGCTTTTCAGGTAGAATCGAATTCCTGCCGGGCGGTCCGTGGCAAGGCAAATCCCCGTATCTACAAAGGATGTTAGGTGATTCGGTTCCGGCATATCGTGGCGTCGCGTCGATTCTGATTCACAAAAGCTATATCGGCACGCGCCCATACCTGCCCGAATTCGCGTTCACTGTTCGCCGCCGTCGCCACACCAGTAGCGAGGGTGAGCGGATTTGGTATATCGAGAAATGCGAGATTGGAAACGATATGAACCCCGCGCATATTCTCTACGAATGTATTACTGATCCTGTTTTCGGAATGGGTTATTCCGCCGCAGATATCGATGACGCCGCGTTCCGTGCCGCTGCTGATACATTACATGCCGAAAATATGGGTATGTCGATGCTTTGGGACAAAACGTCGAAAATTGAGGATTTTATCGAAACGGTTGTCTCCCACATTGACGGCATCCTGTATGTGGATACCAAAACCGGCTTATTCAAATTAACACTGGTGCGTGAAGATAATAACTTTGCGAACCGTAAAAAACTCGATGAATCGAACGTTTTAAAAATCACCAATTTTAAACGTCCCAGCGTCGGCGAGCTGATTAGCTCCGTCTCCGTCAAATATTCGGCCGGCGAATCCGATACGGTGAGGGTGACCACAGTGCATAATCTGGCACTGGCGGATCAAATCGGCATCGTCGCGTCCACACGTGACTATACAGGCTTCACCGATGAGGGCAACGCTCGTCGTGCCGCTGAACGTGACTTGCGCGCGCTGTCTACACCGCTGGCGTCATGTACTATTTATTGCAACCGTAAAGCGTCGGATATTAATATCGGGCAGATTTTCGACTTAGCATGGCCGCGTGACGGTATCGGTAATTTAACGATGCGCGCCGTTAACATTGAATACGGCACGCTGGAAAATGGCATGATCAAAATCATGGCCGTTCAGGATGCGTTTAGTTTTAAATCACAATTATTCAGCCCACCAGTCGATAAGTGGGATGAAGAACAAAAACGGGTAACAGATATTGCCGACCCAATTCTGTTTGAATTGCCATTTGCCGAACCTAATTTCAGCAAATACAATCAAGGGTTGTCGCAAATTGCTGCGCTCGCGTCGAAGCGCAATGGTAGCAATATCGCCGAAACTAAATTCAAATTGGTAGATACTTCGGCACCCGATCAAACACAAGCAATTCTGCGCTACACGACGAGTACGGAAATTGTGGACCCGATTAAACCATGGGATACTAAAATTACGATCCCGGGTGGCATCGATTTTCGCAAAGGTGAGAAATATCCGCGCTTGGCGTTGTTAGGTAATGAAATTGTAGCTTGCACCAGCGAATTTACTACCACAACGCCAACCATCGAACGCGGCTGCTACGATACGATGCCGAAGGAATGGCCGGCTGGGACAAAGCTGCACATTTTTCACGAGTCATCGGAGTATGAACGATTTGAAGGAATTGCAGCAAAAGTTAATGCGAATCCTAACTATCGGTACAATTTTAAATTTGTTCCGATGAGTGACCATCATCAATATATTTACGACGCACAAAATAACCCAATCGTAACGATTACCACGAACAATCGATACGCTCGCCCGCGTCCGCCTAAATTCGTTGAAATTAATAACATGCTTTATCCGGAGACGGTTAACGATTCAAACGCGTTAACTATCTCTTGGCATAATATCGGGCGCACGGCTTTCTACGGTACGCATACCTTCTTCTTACAGTATCAGGGTAACACCGCCGAATCAAATTACTACGTTGATTTAACCCTGTATCTCGGAAAGCAAACCGATGCGCCGTTCCGCTTTTCGTCGAAGCTGACCCGCAATTCGGAGATTTTCCAGTTACCCGATTTTCGTTTAGCGCGCGGCACTTGGATTACCGTTAAAGTTGAATCGTATTTTGAGAACGGTAATGCGCGCGTGAATTGTTGGGAACCGTTCGTGTGGTCATTCCAGACTGGCGAGGTTGACAAAGCTGCTGGCTACATCACGGACAACGGTAGCAACGTGCAGCAACCATCCCCGAATCCCGGCCAGCCGGGACAACCCGGACAGCCCAGCGGCCCAACCCTGTCGGCTGGCACCTACGCGACAGAAGCTATCAAGCTGGAAATTCTGTCGCTGTCGGCCGGCCTGAACGAATCGAAACCCTACGTATGGGATAAATCTGCGTTCAATAATACGCTGCAAAATGGTGATGATGGTCAAACCAAGGAAGCCACATTGCAGCTTGGCGGTTATCTGAAAATCGGAAATATCGTTAGTCAACGTCGCAACTGGTGGGCGCAAGCATACCGCGACGACGCGGCATTTAACGAGCATTTAGATAAATGGCAAAATAATGTTTGGCCGTCGATTAGTTTCTATCCTAATGAATCGTTCGGATATCCCGATACTGGCCTAAAAATTTCCGTGCGTAATCCCGTCATTTACGCGCTTTACAAAGGCGCTGACAAATGGGAAATTGCGCAAGAAATGAAAGCCGAAAACTTTACCGTAAATGCGATGTATCCCGATGGAAAATATGTCGCCAATTACGCGCATACCGTTACCGACGCCACGACAAATGAGATAACGTTTACGCTTCCAAAACCCAATCCAGATAGTAAAACGGCTTATAAAGCAGTTTTCGTTTGCAGTAACGCAATCGTCAACGGGCAGAATTTGGAAGGTTTGTTATTTATCGCTGACGTTAAACACAACGCAACGTCAAATAACGTGCTCGCAGCCAGTGTGGCTATCGATGCTTCGCATTTGACCGATGAGGCGCGCAACGGAACCGATTACAACGCGGCGACCGGTCGCGGCGGTTGGCATATTGGCGTCGGTGTTGGCAAACTCATTAAAGTAACTAATCAATACAGTTTGGCAGCATTTTTCAACAGCGCAGAAATTGAGGGAGCTATCGACGTGCGCGCAATTAGTCGCAGAAGATTTTTACAGACAAACATTCCTTGGAAGGCGAACGCGGGCGGTCAGCGCGTCATGGAAACACCGAAGCCTACACCACGTCCGGTACCGGTACCCACACCTGCACCGATCCCGCAACCTATCCCGCAACCCCAGCCCCGGCCGAATCCGGGCGGTGGTGTGCAGCCTCAACCCCAGCCCCAGCCCCAACCGCGCCCAAACCCCC